CGACTAGCACCACGACTTACAATACTCCAAGTAAGTCAATCATAGGTCATATCAACAAAGCGAGAGAACGCGCTGTAAGACGCGCTAGTAAGACTCTTAATCAAGCTCTCGGCGCAATCACCCAAGAGAAGTTAGATTATGCAGATGCCTCAGATTTATCAGGCATCGCTAAGGATATGTCTGTCATCATAAAGAATCTTGAGCCTCAAAAGGAAGTTGCTGACAGCTCTGCTGACAAGCAACCCCAGTTTGTCATATATGCTCCACAATTCAAGAAGGAAGAAAACTTCGAGGTAATTAACATACAGGAGTAAAACATGGCTGAAGAAGTAGTTGTTACCATTCCAGAAGTACAACTTCCTTTACCAGGATTTCATCGTGATGCATTCAATCCTGTATTGTTCAATGAAGTATCTCCATATGCAGGGACTACAATTGAACAGGATGATTTGATTAACCAAGTACTTGCACTTGCATCTTCTGATTCAAGATTTGCTCAGAAGGCATTAGCTGCAATCAAGCTAATCCTTGCAGGTGGAATAGTTGGTGCGGTTCCTGTACTGAATACTCTTGAACCAGCTACCAGTCCCAACAACAATGCAAATCTAAAGATTAAATGTAAGGGCGCGTCATTTGATGCCACATGTGTAATCTACATGAATGGCAATCCAATGCCTACCACATTTGTCTCACCCACAGAAATAACTACCAACGTAAATCTAGTTGGTATGGCTCCCCAAACAATTAACGTAGCAGTCGTATCTGGTGCAGGTGTCGTATCACAAACCAGGACATTTACTGTGACTGCTGCACCTCCACCTCCTCCAGAAGAAGATGAAGGGAATGAAGGATAATGCCTGTCCAACTTCTCTCTGTTGGCTACCCATATACATTACAGACTAACGTAGTGTATGCTGCTCCAATCAATAAGACTACAATCTTTTGTGGTGATAGTAGTCCTGCATTGGAACAGTCAAACATTGCAGACTTTTCCGTCAAGTCTCCCATTACATTAACAGGTGGACTTGGTACAGTTGCGGGAGCTTTTATCCGTGCAACTACAGGCACTCCATTGGTCGTGTTCAGTCGAGATTAAATATGAGAATCTTTCTTGTAATGCTTCTCGCAATATCTCTGAGTGCCTGTGAAGATACTGTAATAAATGTACCACCTGCACCAACTGCACCTACTCCGACAGAGACAGTCACTACACAGAGAGTAGACTTTAGAGTCTTTGGTAACGCAACGTCAGCGCGTATCAGATATAGTAATGCAGCAGATGGATTGACTCAAGTTGTCTCAGGTCTTCCATACAATGCGTCATTCACTACGACTGATACGGTAATTTTCTTGTCACTAGAAGTTACCCCAACTGCATATCCATTCAGTGTGACATTCCCATTTCTGTCAGCACAGATATATGTGAATGGTCAACTGTTTCGAGAAGCGTCATCAAGTGAATTTGTTTTTAACACGCTCTCAGTAAGTGGGACTTGGAGAAAGTAAATGGCTCTTGGTCAAGCTGTTGGCGGCGCATTCGGAATGGGTGGCGGACAGAGAAGCCAAACAATGATGCGCGGTCAGAGTGCGCGTCCCCAAATGGGTGGCTTCATGCAACAGCCCAAAATGGGTGGTATGTTTGGGCGCATGATGCAGAACCCACAATTTCAACAGATGAATCAGGAGAGGCAGTTAAAGCAGCAGAATCCACAGGGCTATAACGATTGGATGATGCGTAAGCCTCCTGTTGGAATTGCTGCATATCCTAAAGGTAGTCAGCAAGCTGCTGATTTCAACCAGCGTATGACTGATTGGCGTTCCCAAATGCCACAGTTAAATACTGGTGGACCACAGCAGCCAGGAATAGGTCCAAATCCACAAGGTAATGCATGGGGGCGTATCATTGGTGGAATCTTTGGACGTGGTAGAAATACTGGTATTGCAGGAGGTATGAATTACCCCGGCACGCCTCCATACTTCCCACCTAATCAAGCTCCACAATCTGATGGTGGTGTATTACGTCCCCAAGTACAAGGTCCAAATGGTGAGTCACCTAATCAGCAGAAAGGTGGATTTGATTCCTTGCGTCAATTGTTGGAACAATTCTCTACTTCTCGTGGGGGAGGTGCAATGACACAAGGTGGGCCTGCAAATGACCCACGTTGGACAAATGGTACATGGGGTACTGGACCTGCAAGACAAAGAGCTATTGCACCACAGTTGAGTATGATGCCGCAAATGATGCGCCGTCAGCCTCAGCCCCAGATGATGGAAGAAGAAGAAATGTACTAGTCATGACTTTAGAAGACCAGACTAGAAAGATATTAAATGAATGGAAACCGGAACCAAAACAGGAGCTATTCCTGTCTATCCCTACGTCAGTGAAAGAGGCTTTTTATGGCGGAGGAGCAGGCTCAGGAAAATCCGATGTTCTTTTGTTGTACGGAATTGTTCATAGATGGCACGAGCATCCTAAGTTTAAGCAAGTATTCATGCGCAGAACATATCCAGAGCTGCGTAACGAAATTATTCCAAGAAGTCGTGAACTCTATAGAAAGTTCGGAGCTACTCTCAACAAAACTGAAATGTGTTGGACATTCCCCCGTACAGACCAGTACGGAGGTACGGGTGGAACTAATGAGGGTGCAATGATTTTTCTTGGTCATTGCGAGAATGAAGATGACGTACATCAATATGACACGATGCAAATCTGTCTCTACAGTCCAGATGAGCTTACTTCAATCACTGAATGGATTTATACATACATCACCTTCCAGAGAAATCGCGCTCCAAAAGACTCTGGATTGCCATCTATTACTCGCGCTGCTGGAATGCCCGGAGGAATTGGTCATACGTGGACCTATAAACGGTTTATTAAACCGTGGCCTAAAGGCGGAAAGATAATCGTCGGAAAAGGTGGAAACAAGAGGATTTACATCCATTCTACACTAGAAGATAACAAGCACATTGACCCTACGTATCGTCAATCTCTGCAAGGTATTACGATTGAGGCAGAGCGTAAAGCCAAGCTGTTAGGCGATTGGGATGCATATCAAGGTCAGGTGTTTGATGAATTTCGTGATAGGAAGTTTCAGGATGAACCAGAGAATGCACTTCATGTAATTGAACCATTTGAAATTCCTGCATGGTGGCCGCGTATAGTCGTAGGTGATTGGGGATTCACTGCGATGACGTGGATTGGATACGCAGCTATTAGTCCTAGTCGGCGCGTGTACATTTACCGTGAGCAATATTGGGTAAAGACGAAAATTGCAGAGTGGGCACCACATGTCAAACTTTACATTGATAAAGAATACCCACGCCTTATCCGATTCTGTAAGAGTGCGGGTCAGGAACGAGGTCAAGAGCACACCATCCAACAACAGATTGAAGAAGAATTGGGACAGAGTATTGAACTTTCCCAAAATTCTCCGGGTAGTCGTATCGCGGGTAAACTCTTGGTACATGAATACCTTCGTTGGCAACCAAAACTGGTAAATCCACAGGAGATTGGTCAATACAACGAAGACTATGCAATGTGGATTTATCGTAACAGAGGTCAGAAAGAGTATGAGAGTTACATGAATTCATTTCTTCCACAAGAACCGGAGACAAATATCCCTAAACTCCAGATTATATCTGGAGCTGCTCCGATTTTAGTGGAAGCAATTAAGGCATGTTCATATGATAAGCCAAAAAACAACAAACCAGCAGAGGATATAGCAGAATTTGAGGGTGATGACCCTATTGATGGACTGCGCTATTTGGTAGATGCAGCAGAGAATTTCTTTGACGATGCTAACCAAGAGTTCAAACGTATCCAGAAACAGGATGAACTCGTACGTCAATTATCTGCGAATCAAGATTGGACTGCATTCTACCGAAATATGCGTAAAACCGAATCAGAAGATTTCATAAGACCCATAAGTAGATATAGGCATTGAAGGTTTGCTGGAAAATAGTCTTCGCATGGAGTTTACTACTCACATTTTGCCTAGTTTTTTGGGCTGGAATGGTGTGTCTCTACGTTAGATTTACAACATGATTAAAGAACTTCTTTACAAATGGTTCGGGCTTGACCCAATTCCTTGTGCGACCTGTGAGGTCTTGAAGGAGACTCTCTCAATAGAGAGACAATTCAATCAAGTATTACTCCAGAAGTTGCTGGATAAAGGTAAGCCCGAGCCTCTACAAGAAGTAGAGGAAAAGCCTGTTCCTATACAGCCACAGTTTATACCGTGGCGTGTCAGGCAACAGATGCTAGAAGCAGAAGATAGAAAGAAAGCTGAATTAATGCGAGCAAAGGGAGCCGAGATTGAGAAACTAGAAAAGGAACTAGGCGTAACGAATGCCAGCTAAATCTGCTGCTCAATATCGTTTCATGCAGATGATAGCGCACGGTGGTAAGCCAAATAAAGGTATTGGCCCGAGTGTAGCCGTTGCAAAAGAGTTCGTACAGAGGACGAACTCAAAGAAACGAAAGGATTGGAGCAGAAAATGATTATGAACATCATCGGAATAATTCTCATTATCCTACCGATTGCACTGGCAATTTGGGTAATTGAGACATATTTCCCCAACTTGCAGAGAGCATTGAAAGCCTTCATCATTGCGTCGATAACTATCGCAGTTATCAGACTATTCTATCAGTGGACGTGTCAGCTTTTGTGTGGACCACTAATCCCATGATTACACTACTAATCGTCATTGCACTCGTAGGATTCCTTGTGTGGGCACTCATAACGTATGTGCCTATGCACGATGGATTTAAGAAGGCAATTATCGTCATTGCAATTCTTGCTTTGATTCTATACGTTCTGCGTGTCTTTGGAATTTCAGATATTCCTGTGAGGTAATGCGATGGCCTTCTGGAGTAAGCTCGGAAAAGGGCTAGTAAAAGTCGGCAAATATGCCGCTCCAGTAGCAGCAGGAATATTTGGTGGACCTGCGGCAGCAATGGCTGTTAGTGGTGGTATGAATGCACTGGACAAGAAAATGTCTGGTGGTAGTTGGAAAGATGCTCTAGGTAGTGCTGCTATTGGAGCAGGAACTAGTTATCTTGGTGGTAAGATTCCGGGTGCTGACAAGTTCTTGGGTAAGGGACTTTCACCAAGTAAGAATTTCAGTTGGGGCAACTTCGCTAAAGACGTTGGAAAGAGTGCCCTAAAAGGTGAGACTGGAATTAGTTGGCCGGGTAGTGATGGTGGATTTGATATTCCACTATATGCAGGTGGGTCAATTCGAGTAGGTGGAAATAAAGGATTAGGCCCATCATATGCAGGTGGAGATACTGACTTTATTCGTCGTGACGTGCAGGGAGTAAATGACCGCATCATGGACTCTTACAATAAACAGAATGGAGGCGGTGGTTGGTCAGGCTTCTTGAAAAATGCTCTACCGGCAATTGGCGCGGGAGTAGGTGGTTACTTCTTGGGTAGAGGTACTAGCGGTGGTGGTGGAGATAATGAGGAATCAATGTACGGAAGTAGACCAGCTATGCCTAATTACGAAGGACGTATGCGCGGTCTTGGTCCTGTAATGGGAAGACGCGACCAGAATTTCCCAAATCTCGCTGAGAGTATTGGTGCAGGTAGATTGGAGTCTATCCGTAACCAACCGTT